CAGCACTTCAGCCCCTTCAAGGGTTGCTGTTAAAACAATGGAAGAATCATTCTAGCAGCACTATGTTGCATCCGGATCTTTTGGAATCTGTCAGGAAAATAGATGAAACTCTTGAAGAACTTCCTTTCTGGTGTTCTGTTGATTACGAAGCTGCCACTGATCTCTTGAAGAAGTCTGCAACATTTGCTGCTTTCGAAGGAGTCCGTGGAAGCCCGTTTTTCAATTTAGGACTGATGAGTTTGATGCCAGGACGAGCTTTCTATCCTAAGAAAACAGGAAAACGATGGACTCTGGATCCTTTGGATCCAAACATCCGTTCCTGTCTTTCCGTGGAAGGACAGCTCATGGGTCACCCATTGTCTTTTCCTCTTCTCTGCGTTATCAATCTTGCTGTCTACAGACTTGCCTTGAAAAGGTGGGTTAGTGACGGTAAAGAGATGACTTTTGAAGAAAGGTTCAGACTCCGGGCTTTAATGAAGCATCAAGTTCTCGTCAACGGTGATGACATGTTGTTTAAGTGCACGAAGGAATTTCATGATGATTTCTTTCTTCCTACCTCCAAAGAGGCGGGTTTTAAGATTTCAACAGGAAAGCATTACCTTAGTCCATTTGCGTGTATGATTAATTCTCAGTTGTTCAAACGAAATGATCGAATGAATCGCTGTGGTTACTTCAACCAGAAGATGCTGACAGGTTCTTCCTTGAAAGAGGGAGATTCTGTCGCAACTCCTGTGCAGATTGGGCGGGAGGTTTCCAAGATGGTTTTGCAGTGTCCTTGGACTCGTTCCTCGGTCCCTGCTACAATGAATCGTTTTGGTCCTGAGTGGTTTGGTCCGATTTATCGTCCTAATTGGTACTTTCCAGTCCATTTAGGCGGTTTTGGATTAGACGATTCGATTGCTCCTTCAGATTGGCGCTCCAGGGTCACCAAAGATCAGAGGCTTATGGCCTCTCGATTCATTAATGATCCTTCGATGGCTTTGTACCGTCGCGAAGGAATGTCTATTCCTTCTGCTAAGTACGCCAATGCACTTCTCCATTTTCGTTTTGTTACCGGTCCCTACGTTCCTGAAAAGGATGAAGTAGAGGCTGATTCAGACGATTGGTTAACACGGATTGCTTACGCAGCCCGTGCCCGTGGAGATCCACCTGTGGATGACAATGTGATGACAGTAAAGTTCAAGCCAGAATACCGTCTGAAACCCATGTCTTGGGACCGTTTGTCTCATTACTGGGT